TTACATTGTCTGTTCCTGCGCGATTTGTTCCAAGGCGTCTTCCTGCTGCCGGATCCGCTCGTCCAAATCCGGCACACACTCCTCGATCTGCTGCTGAACACTGCGGATCATTTTTTCCTGCTCTCCCGTGAGTTCGAAGAAATCTCCGTCTACAGAGTCCGCACAGCAGCGATAAATCTCGGTCATCTGCTCTGGGGTGAAAAGCTGTTCCTTTTGAATCAGCCCGGAACGGATGGCAAAGTCCTGTTTTGCTCCTGCATAGTACTCCATGAAATAGTGCCCATGACATACGCCTGTGTGCCCATAGGCCCAATCCCATGTGACGAAGTGAACTCCGTGTTTGCTCTGAACTCCAGCCAGCACAGTGCCATTGAAATCCGCCAGCACCTTGTAGCCGCCCTCCAGGCCGTCGGCTTTCAAAAAGGGCGCTGTTTCCATCTGCCGCATATATTCCGCTGTGTTTCTGACGATCTCATACACCATGTCCTTGGCGGCGACCCGTTCCGGTTCATTAATGTCCTCATTTCGGTAGGTGATGCCGCCGTTCTCGGTCACCTCGCACAGCGGCGCACCGTCAAGCAGGACACGAAGCTTGCCGGTATCAGTTTTGCCCGTCTGAAATCCTTCTCGGGCAAGGACGATTGCCGTTTCTCTGAGGTAACGGCCCTTTTCTTCTGTGCTGATGCTCATGTAACTCCTCCCGTGCATAAAAAATAAGGCCGGAGCATGATTGCTCCGGCCTTCAAATACAGGCGCTGCGACCAGCGCCCTTTTTGAAATGAAAAAGGGCGCCGCTTTCTCAGTCCGTCAAGACCAACAAAACGGCGCCCGAATCTTTGTAATTCTTTTTTAAGAAAAACACCGCTGCCAGTCAGAAAAAACGCCGTTCAAAAAGGGCACTGACTGAATGCATCTGCCTGAAAAGGGAAACCGCCCGGTTCAAATCAGGGCAGACGCTCTGAAACAGCGATTTGCATCTATGGTTTGAAAGAAAGAATCCGGGCCCGAAAAAGCCCGGAAACGGTTGATGCGCCTGGCTTTTCGCCAGACGCATCTATACCGTTTCGTTAATTTGGTCGGAGTGGCGAGACTTGAACTCGCGGCCTCATGGTCCCGAACCATGCGCGCTACCATCTGCGCTACACCCCGATGCAGCTTTTTCATTATAATGATTTCCAGCACGGTTGTCAAGCAAAATCTCACTTTTCGCAGAGAAAGCCGTCCGTTATCATTAAACGCACAGAGACTCAAGTGAGTCGGCTGTGCGTTTTTTCTTTACTACAACCCCATAGGACGGAGGTGAGACTGACGGGAAAGTACCGCTACCTGACCTTCGAGGACAGGAAGAAGATCGAGGCGTGGCATCTGCTCGGAGATCGGCCGGTCGACATCGCGGCCCGCCTGAGCGTCCACCACACCACGATCTACAAGGAGCTCCAGCGAGGCGCGACCGGCGCGCTGGACGCCAACCAGCGCGAAGGGTACAGCGCAGAGCTCGCCGAGAGGCGACTGCGTGAGAGCTTCAAGCGCAGAGGTAAACGAGCACCGGTCGCACAGTAGCCAAGAACACCCGGCAGCGCCGGGCCGAAGAAAGGAGAGCCCAACATGAAAACGATCACACGACCCCGACGCTGAAAATGGACGAGCTGCGCACCCCTCCGCGCTGCTCTCTGAAGCGATCCGGCGGTCGTGTTTCTGCTTTTCAGGGACTCGACACCACCAAGATCCCCGGCTCCGGCCGGGCTAAGACGAAAGGAGACCACCATGACACAGAAAGAGCTCGAGCAGAAGGTCATCGACGCCGAGGGCCGCGTGGCGAAGCGCGAGGCCGTACTCAAGAAGCACAACAGCCAGCTCGCCAAAATGATTGAAAAAGGCGCCGACCGCTTCGACATCAGCATCAAGCGTGAGGACATCAAGAGCGCGACCTCCAAGTTGGCCGAGGCCCGCGAGATCCTCAAAAACTGGCAGGACAAGCTCAACACCCGCATCACCCGCGACGCCTACCTCGAGGCAAACACCCCGGAGATCCTGAAGGACTTCCTCGAAAACTGGAAACAGCACGCGATCGGCTACTACCGAGAGAAGCGGATCCGCTTCATCGAGTACCGCAAGGATCTGAAGGCAAAGGAACGGGCCGCCCGGCTGGAGGCGCTTCAGACACTCCCCTCTCTCGAGAAGTACCGCGAGCTCTACAAGGGCCGCGAGCTGACCGACTACGACCTCGCAAACCTCTGGCCGCGCCGCGACGTCGACGCCTTCCTGAGTGAGCGCGGGCTGGAATATCACCAGATCCAGAAGAAGCTCCGCGAAGCGGGCGACCAGATCACGCTCAAGCTGCTGGAGATCCACAACGAGGACGAGCGCGAGGCATGGCTCGAAAAGACGATGGAAGAAGAAAAGCGGGCCAAGCTGCTCGACCTGATCGGCCGCATTATGAGCACGGTCGGAACCATCACCGACGCCGCGGCGCTCTACATAGGCCCCGAGGGCGACATCAACGGCATCATCGTCGGCACGGAGGGCAAGGCAAAGATCCAGACCATCGGAGCCGGCGGCTATAACATCCAGTGTTTCCACTTCAGGACTCTGATCCACGAGATAAAGTGAGGTGACGAGCATGAACACCAAAGCCATCCGGCAGCTCGCCGACGTCACGCTGGACAAGTACCGCAGCTCAATCCCTCGCAAAGCCTTCGAGGAGTTCGTGAAGGACATCATCGCCGGCGAGAACCGCGCGACCGCCTTCAGATACGAGGCGACCCCAATCTGCCGGGCCTCGTTCCAGTCCACGCTGGACGAGGACGACGCCCGCTGCACCGTGGAGGTCACGGTCTACCGGCTGAACGCCGTGGCCGTCACCGCCTTCCTGCTGGACGGGCCCGAGACGCTGCTGCGGCACATCGGGCTCGACGAGCGGGACACATACACCACCAAGCACGAGATCGACGACCTCGTCACCGTCGTGCACATCACCAGAGAGGAGGCGCCAGCATGGCAGCACTGAGAGACATCGCCCGAGACTTCGCCGCGGAGATCCGCGACGGCATCGGCTGGACAATCGTGTATCGCACCGGCCGCTCGTGGAACGCCCTGACGATCTGGAGCGACATCTGGAACGGCGAGTGGGAGACTGACGACCTCAACGAGGCCATCGGGATCCTGAAGGCAGACCCGGACGCCGTCATCGTCAACGGCTACTACTGCGGCCACTTCGGCGAGGACATGACCATCGACGAGATCGCCGCCGGGATCCGCTGGCACTACGAAGGCGGCCGCAACCGCCTCGCGGACTATTGCGAAGTCACGCAAGGCCGGGACGCCCTCGAGGAGGGCCGCAAGGCTGCCGAAGCTGCCGGCCTCCCGTTCTGTGAGCGTCTGGTCGACGGAGGCGACGACGAGCTGAGCCCCTACGTCTACGACGGCAGCATGACGCTCGCCGATCGTGAGAAGATGCAGCAGGCCCGCGAAGCCTTCGAGAAGCTGGCCGACGCTCTGCGGGAAATCGCCGCCAAGCTGGCCGAGGCCCTGAAGCCGGTCATCAACGCCGTGCTCTCTGCCCTCAAAAAGCTCTGGAAGGTATCGGCCAAGGCCATCGGAGTGCCGCCGAAGTGGCTGCACCTCGCAGCTCACGCAAAGAAAGCCAGAACCCGGAAGAAGTACCGCAACCGCATCCGGCGCTATGTTTTCGAGGCTCTGGCTGCGGAAGGAGGTGGAGGCCCATGACAGCCAAGTGCGTCGGCTGCGGGCTCGACTGGAACGTCAGCATCTACCAGAAGATCCCCCGCACCGGCTACATCTGCCCGCACTGTGAGAGCCGGCTCCGCGCCGGCGAGACCCTGCCAAACATTCAGGCCAGCCAGAAGGCTCGGCCGCAGAGAACGAAAGGAGCAACCCCATGAAAAAGATCGCACTCAAGAACGCCGCCCGCGGCACGGCCTTCGACTATGCCGGCCAGAGCTGGATCCTGCTGGAGAATGATGACGGCCGCGCCCTCTGCCTGAGCAAGGACATCATCGAGACCCGAGCCTTTGACGAGGGCAACTGCAACAACTTCGCCGTCGCCAGCAGCAAGGAATACCTCAACGGCGCCTACCTCGACAACCTGCTCGAGGACGTGAACGGCCCCAACGCCTTCTTGACCACGGAGCTCGACCTGACCACCGACGACGGCCTGAAGGACTACGGCACCTGCACCGTCACCATCTTCCTGCTGACGGTCGACCAGTACCGGCGCAACCGCGACGTCATCCCCAACGCAGACGACTGGTGGCGGCTCTCCACCGCCTTCAGCACGAAGTCTAACGGCTACGAGTCACTCGCCCGCCTCGTCGACACCGATGGCACTCTGGACTGGCGCTACGCCTGCAGCGGCTACGGCGGCCTGCGCCCCGCTTGTTATCTGGACTCCGATCTCCTGATCTCCATCGAGGACGACGAAGCCACCGACGACGTCACGCCGGAGCACGCCGGCGAGATCATCGCGGCGCTGGCCGAGCAGTTCGGCGGCACCTTCGCCACTGAGGATCAACTGACCACAGCCCTCTCGTTTATGCTCGGCACCCTGAGAGCTACCCGCGAGAAGGAGGCCCGGCATGAGTAACCTCTCCACCGTGTTCGACCGCTACAAGGCCCTCGTCGTGTTTGATACCGAGACCAGCGGCCTCGACTTCGACAACGACCAGATCATCGAGCTCGCCGCCCTGCGCGTGGAGCGCACGGCCACCGGCGGTCTACGGATCGCCGGCAAGATGGACACCTTCATCAAGCTGCCCGAGGGCGAGACCCTCCCGGAGAACATCGTCAGCCTGACCGGCATCACCGACGAGCGGCTCCAGACCGAGGGCGTGCAGCCGGTCAAGGCAGCCGGCCAGATCGCCAAGCTCATGCAGAACGGCCCGACGCTGATGATCGCCCACAATGCACAGTTTGACGCCTGTTTTCTCCGTGGCCTGCTCCGCGGCCAGAAGGTCGGCCGGATCGACTGGCTGGACAGCCTGACGGTCTACAAAGACCGCAGGGCCTACCCGCACAAGCTCGCCAACGCGATCATCGCCTACGACCTCACCGGCAAGGTGCAGAACAGCCATCGCGCCATCGACGACGTGCTGGCCCTGTTCGAGGTGCTGAAGGCGATGGACGACGAGCGCGAGGATCTCGGCAGCTACGTCAACCTGTTCGGCTACAACCCCAAGTACGGCGTCAGCGGCCGCCGGATCGTGGGCGTCAGATATGAGCCGCAGAGCTTCAGCAAGGGCCTGACCAGACCCGAGCAGACGCTCCCGGCCCGCACAGGAAGGAAGTGAAATGAATGATAAAGATTTTGATCGGCGGCTCTCCGTGCACCTACTGGAGCGTCGCACAGAAAAAAGGGCGAGAGGTCGAAGCTGAGGGGCTCGGCTGGGAGCTGTTCAGAAACTACCTGATTGCAAAGGAAAAATTCAAGCCTGATTTTTCCTCTATGAGAACAACAAGAGCGCCGCACAGCCCATTAAAGACCAAATCAGCCACGAGCTCGGCGTGGATCTCATGCACATCAACAGCGCCCTCGTGAGCGCACAGAACCGTCAACGCTTTTACGCCTTCAACTGGAACGTCGACCAGCCCGCGGATCGCGGCATCATGCTGAAGGACATCCTCGAGACGGCAACCTCCGAAAAAGGGTACGAGCTCAGAGCTCCGGCGGTCGGAGTCGGATGCAGGAACCGCCGCGAGGACGATGGAAAACTGTACCGACGCTTCGAGACCAGCGGGATTGAAAAAGCCAACGCCCTGACGACTGTGCAGACCGACAGCATGGTTGCTGAGCCAATCAGGATCGGCACCATCGAGAACAGCGCCAAGAAACAGAGCCATGACTCCAAGCAGTACAGAGTCTACTCCCCCGAAGGGAAAGCAACGACCCTGTGCGGCGAGGGCGGCGGGCTCGGAGCGAAAACGGGGCTTTACGCAGCGCCGGTAAGAGTCGGCACCATGCCAAACGCAGACGGAGAGGTTACTGGAGGACAAGCTCACAGGATCTACGACGCGAGCGGCAAAGCTGTGGCACTATGCGCCAGACCCAACGGGGTCGGCCCTGAGACTGGGCTTTATGCCTACCCCGCAGGAGAGGCTCAAGGCGCTGCGTGGCGCGGTCGAGACGATGGCTCTGCATACGAGGTAAGAACCGACGGCAAAGCCAACGCCCTCACAGCATCAGGACATCAGAGCAGGCTTGTCGTCACTAACCAAAACGGCGAAGATCTGCCGGTCTACGAGGTGGTCAACGGAGAGATCGAGATAAAAGGCAAAAAGTACCCGATCAAGCTGCCGGACGGCTATTACGTCATCAGAAAGCTCACGCCGACGGAGTGCGAACGGCTCCAGACCCTTCCTGATGGCTACACATCGGCAGTCAGCGCGACACAAAGATACCGCGGGCTCGGGAATGGCTGGACGGCTGAGGTCATCATCCACATCCTCGCAGGAGCCCTGAAGGACGTGCCGAGGGACGAGGAGATCGTCGTCCTCTCTATGTATGACGGCATCGGCACCGGGCGCTATTGCCTCGACAAAATGGGCTTTACGAATGTAACCTACTACGCCTACGAAATCGACAAGCCCGCCATGACCGTCGCGCTCAGCAACTATCCCGACATCATTCAGCTCGGTGACGCCTTCGACCTTCGCCGCGACGACTGGGAGCTCGGCAAACGCTTCGAGCGCACCGCAGAGCAGAAGGCTGAGGCACCCGAAAGCCCCGACCAGACGACAGACCTCTCGGACGCCCCCGAAGAAATC